CTTTTGGGATCTGCCTTGGCTTGTTTAGCCGCGGCAGGTTTATCCTTTTTCTTTTTTGCTAGTTTCATTGGCTTTTCAGTTGCGGCAGCTGGCGCTGGATCAGCCGCTAGTGCTGACAAGCTAAATGCTACCATGATGATTGCTAATAGATGTTTCATTTTGTTTCCTTTAATTTTGAATTAGAACTAACTTGTAACAGTTACAGTCAGCAAAGAACATATATTCTTGGCGATAACCGTATGGTATTACTTGTGGCTGTTGAACTACAACTGGTGGTTGCTGAACAACTACAGGCTGTGGTCTTGTTAGAGCGTATGTTGCTACGCCACCAATGATTAGTGGTGCCATCCAATCGCCGCCATGATGCCCGTGTCTGTGTCCATGACCGTGATGACCATGATGTTGAGCTTGTGCTACTGTAGCAACACAAAGCGTTAATAGTATAAACAGCTTTTTCATTTTTGTTCCCTCTATAATATAACGCCGCAGCCTATTGTTTCGTTGACTTGCTTACAGAGTATTTATGAATTGTTCTACCGTTTCCGTGAGGTGAATCATTGTAGAGATACTACTGTCGTATACTACCACGTATAGTCGATGCTTTTGATACACGAGCATATACGGACAAGGCATCTTGCGATCCAGTTTCAACACATCCTGTGTCCAACTGGTAATGCTTACTTCGCCCTGAAATGGATGAGCGAATGATTCTATGTCTGCTAAGTCAAATTGCTCAGCACCATAGATAGTCAAGCCAAGACCGCCGTTTGGCCTGATGTTCTTCCACCATTTTTTCATGGCTGTGTCAAAGTCAGCATCAGTGAACTGGGGGTTCAGGATACCTAGAACCGCCTTTGTGATCTTTGCTTTATCTTTGACGAATGGCATCAGTCTGGATAAACTTTAGTACCAGTTGTTAGAAACACAACTGAAAACTTATCCGTATTGAACTGCTTGTTTAATTTACGGCACAAGTTTCTGGCATGGCCTGGATTTGAGAACGAAGTCTTTTTGTATTTTGGCACAACTGAACTGTCCAAGTAGTGTTGGTTCTTTAAGTTGATAGGTTGATTATCGTAGTAGACCGCCCAGATGCCGCTTGCTTCGACAATCTGATCGACCTTGTACGTTTTCTTATCAACTAATTCAAGCAACACTTTGCTTGGTGTTCTGCTCATTTACTCGCTTCTTTCATTACTGTATTTAGTGCCTGTTTGCACTCGGCTGCCGTATTATACGGGCCTTGATATTCGTAGCGTTGTACAAAAATGTACTTAGGGCAGAACTGGTGTTCCCACTCGCCATTCATCTTGATGTTGAAGTGACCTGCTACATAATAACACTTGCTGTCGGCTGTCTTTGTGTACACGTGTAGCTTGCGTTGTACGTCATAGAAGTTGTTGTGGGTCTTACCGTCAGTTGGCCAATGAGCATAGGTTAGCTCAGTTGACTTCTTTGTTTTTTGTGGCTTCTCAAATACCAAGTGAATGTTCTTTTCGATACTCTTGGTAGTTGAGAATGTGTGAGTAGTACCACCAATCTTTACGCTATAGCCCTGCGTGTTGGCTTCAATGTTGCCAACTTTTGTAGTACCATCCGTGATAACCCACAGTTGGTTCTTTACGATAGGTTTAGCGACTAAGTTTGTCATTGATGTTCTTCTTTCCATTTTTGAGTACGAGCCTTCATACCTTCAGGATCACGCTTATGTTCTTCGATGGCCTCACGTAGTGCCTCTTCAATAAGCTGATTGAATGTCATGTCACGCTCGTGCGCAATCTTCATATATTTTAACAGTTCTTCATCTGTAAAGTCAACAGGAATGGATACACGAGTATCGTAATCACGGCCCTCACGAATAGCAGTTGCTTTTTCGATCCAGTCTTCCTTGGTTTCTAAGTCAACATAGTCAACATCGTCCCATGCTTCATTGACACTACAGCCACGTTCTTCTGATTCTACTTCGTAGTCAACAAGGAAGTCAGGGTTAATAATACGATAAGCACGGTCGTTCTTGTAGTCATGTGCCTGAACTTCATACACTACTTGAGTCTTGGTATCAAAGATAACGGTGAACGAGTGACCATCGTTATCACCACTCCAACTGTCAAGTGTGTGAGCGTGTGAGCCATAGCAAGACCAAGTGAAATCGCTACCCTCAGTGATCTTGTATTCGACTGTTTCTAACCATTCTTTAAGCGTAATCATCATTTGCCTCCTCGTTGTAAAATGTAAAGTAAGCCTAAGTTTTCATCTACCTTAACGCAATCTTGTGGATATTTGTTTCGGCGCCATTTTGAGTTAACTCGTTTTAGACCAATCATCTTTGGGTTTAGTTTGTCAACAATACCCATAGCGAGTGAGTTGTGGTCAGCATAAGCAATGATGTCGCCAACGGCAAGTACATTACCTAATACATCTTTGTGTTCAATATCACTCATTTAATTCCTTCTTCATTCTGTCTCGCCATTGTAGCGCATCTTCCTCGTAATCAAAGTGTGGCGATAGTTCGATGTTTTCATCGTGATCATCGACCCATACATAAATCTGATTCAAGTCATCGTTGAGTAGAGTCATAGCCACACCCACTTATTGCGTCTTGTTAAGTATTGATACGTAGCATTTTTTGGCACATATTTGTTCATGAACTGTTGCTCTACTTTACGCCATTTCGCTCTGATTGGCGCTGGCGCATGACTACCTAGATAGTGTAGTTGAGCGAACGTTCTAATCAAGTGCTTGTGATTCCTGTCACAGTCACGATAGTATCTGGTGCGACCTTGCCAGTTGTATTCACCCATAGTGTGACCAGTCTGACGAAAGTGCTTGATGGCCCAACGCTTGTTGTAATCCTGCGGTCTAAACTTGTTCATTCATCAACTCCGAAATGTTGTTTAATCTTGTCTCTAACCTGCTTTAAAGAGGTGCTGGCTGCAAACAATTCTTTATCGCTTGTGGCACTATCGCCGACAGTAATTTGATGTGTTTCAATCTTGTTGATACATTCCCGAACAATCAACTCGGCGAGACCTTCAACATTACCTTCGCCATATCCTAGTCCGTCAATAGTAATGTTGACACCATGTTGTTTGATAAGTTCTCGAATTTTGGCGTTCATTACCAATTCTCCACACCAGTGACGGGGATACGAATAGTTGCCGCGCGGCCATTGACTTCGGTATCAAACTCTACATCAAGTGTAGTACCGATACCACTACCATCATTGTAAATAAGTTTTACAGCATACTTGATATCATTCTCTTCCATAATCCGTTGAATGATGGCCAGTTCCTGGGGGCTTACATAAATCTCTTTGGTCATTTTAGTGCTCCTTTGTATGATTCGTTCAACCACTTAGCATAGAATTGTGCTTGTTCGCTAACTTTATTCAAGTCGTACTTAGAACAGAACTTCATAAAATGGAAGCCCACATTGCTAATGTGTTCTGTACGCAAGCCCTCAAGAATACACTGGTCAACTACTTGTTTGACTTCATCAGGCTGTGCGGTCAAGTCGACCAGTGTCACGTTGCGATTGTAGTCATCAAGCACACGATGCTCCACGCCATCTGGGTCTGTCCAGCGATGCAACATCATATTATTCCAGTTGAAGCCGCGCTTCTCACGGTCAGCATACGCTTCGACGAGACCAACAGTCTTCTTAGTTGACTTAGTGCGAACGCCGGGATATGCCGAGAACACATTGTCGCTTGTGTCGCCGCGCATACACTTCTCGAAAAGTACAAACTTAGGGTCACCAAGTGTTTTGTGCTCACCAGTCTTTTTATCTTTGATGGGCTTATCACGACCGTCAAAGTAGCCTTCGACTGTGATAAACTGATCGTTGATGCCGTTGAACTGCTTGACGTTTGGTGCGATCAACTGGGCAAAGTCTGTGTCCGAACTGATAATGTAGTGTTCGTCTTCGGGATGTAGATGGATAAAACGTGCGATAATGTCATCCGCTTCTGCGGTAGGGCAACGTAGCACACTAACATTAGTCTTGGTCTTGAGGTACTCGACCAGAGCCTCATATGTCTCCCAGTACATCTTGTCAAGTGCTAGTTCTTCATCAGTCAAACCTTGACGCTTGACAGCACGATTTGCTTTGTAGGGTTTGTAAAAGTCTTTGCGCCATGAGCGACCCTCAGTACAGAACACAACGTGGCAGTTGTCGCCGCCGAAGCGACGAACAACGCTTTGAACACTTGTGAATGTAAGGTGTAGACTCATGCCTACTTTTTCTTCGTCAGTACTCATACGACCCGCAACATAGCGAGACTTGAAGAACATATTGGCAGAGTCGATTAGAATGTAACGCATGATTAGAAAGGTGCTGTAAATATATAGATATTATACAGCACCTCTAGGTTGTTGTCAACTCAAAATGGATCAACTGAATTCGGATCGGCCGCTGTCAAGTGGCCTGCGATTTGAGGGTGGGCGCACATCATTGTAGGCTCGGGCGGTAAGGTCGGCATTTTGTTGCTCGTAGACCTCAAGGGCGATATTACGGCAAACGGTTTGGAACCATCTGTCCACGATAGTGCTATCCTCTTCGTCAGGCTTGATTTGATATCCTGCTCGGACTAGGTTTGCCACGAATTTGTCATTCCAATCCAATTCAAACGAGCCGCTGTTGATATTGTTTGGATCAACATCTACCTTTAGAATCGAGATATACGGCTCACCTGCGGCGGTTGCTTTTTCTTTCTCAGTTAGCTCTGCCTTTTTCTCACGCTTCTTAGGCGCTTCTTGCTTTGGTTGTTCTTTCTTCTTGAACAAGTTTTTTAGTTTATCAAACATCTTTTACCTCTATCCATGTGTAATCACCAAGCCATTGAACTTGTGTAATGTATTCGTAACTCTCTGGCTTGCCAGTGAACCAATCATTTGGTCCATGTATTGACAGTCTTGTGCCGCCGATCTTAGTATCGTATAAGAGCCAGTATTTATTGCCAGGATACAACTTGAAATCATATTTTGCCGCGTGTACTTGGTCAGTGATATCAAGACGATGCTTAATCTCTTGGGCTTGCTTTTGTAGTACCGCTACTAAGTCCATGATTCTATTGTACTCTTGCTGGGCGTGTAGACGAGCGGCGTTAATCATCAAGTCTTTTTGCTGAGTGGCGGGCACTAAGTCAAACTTAACGCCCTGCTCAGTAGGATACTCACTGACGTTTCTGTTAAAGAAGTGAATCAGTGAGCCTGTTGATGTACTGTCGTAACTATGTACGCCGTTTGCTGAGTTGTTATCGTTCATAAGTTATTAGCCATAGTAAGTGATATCTGGGGTGATGATACTTATGCTCAACAACAGGATCACCAGGACCTGTCCATATAGCGGTACCACGCTCCACCCATTGTAACCACAGCCGCTTGCCAGTTAGATTACATCGCTTGGGTAGTATGACGAATACTGTTTCCCATTGCGCTCTGCCGTAGAAACTAGCGAAGTGAATTATGTCACCACTAGCCCTGTATTGTTCATACCAATATGTCATGCCCACCTCAATATGAATAAGGTTCTGTGTGCTTCATCTTTTACTCGCCATAGATTGACATTGAATAGTCGTTGTACCATAGCATCGTTAGCATCACGAGCATACACTTCTACTACGATGCCATTCTCTACGCACCAGCGTAGCACTTCACTCTGATACTTGTTAGGTACCATGATATCACGAGCATCGCCGACGAGTTTCAAGCCTTGCCGCTCAGCGAAAACTTTTGTACCTGGTAGCGATGTCAACGGCGACCCCACATGCCTACACGTGAGTAGCCTAACTCACGCTTGATTTCTTTTCGGTCATCACCATCGAACTCAGCAAGATCAGGATAAGGTTTGCGGCGCTCACGCTTGTAGCGTTTTGCTTCACGCTCTAGTCTTTCCATGTCTTCTGGTGTGGCTCTTGGAATTTTATGCTTTTTCATGCCCACCTCAAATAATAAAATGTTGCGTCTTGTTCTCTTATGTTGTATATTATATCATCTTGACCTAGTTGCCACAAGCTCCAGTTTGTCCAATCTTCGGCGTCAGGACAGTTTTCTTTGATCCATTCACAGCGTTCCCACCATGTGATGCGGTCAGTGATGACAAGTGTTTCTCTCACTGCTATCTCAACGTCTTTGATTGATACACTAACAAGTCAAACGCGGTAGCGTATTGAGTTTCTGGTTCCATATGAAAGCCTGTGCCCCACATTATCCACACTCTACGCTTGTATGCTTTTACCCAGAACAGTGGCGTACCCATGACTGACTTTGTTGGCCACCATATGAACGCTTCAGTCCATGGGTAACAGTCAGCACCGTCTTCAATGATTGTGTATTCCACGTTTTCTTTCAACTTTCTGTACCTCTTGTTGTCACCAATGCTTCTGTTCCAAAGTATCTTCATGACCACTTCAATAAGAATAGGATTTCTTGCTCTTCATTTTCGAAAATGACATATATCTCGTGCTTATCGTCGGAAAATAATTTTGCCCCTGTCATATCTTCAAAAATCTTTTCTACTCTTGGCCAACTACCATACCAATAATCACTCATAGCATTTCGTATATTATCGAATATGTTTGTATGTTCTTTGAGATTCATAATAATCATGCCCACCTCAATGCGAATAATATAGCGACTGTTTCATCCCTAAAGAAGTAGATGCTTCTATGATTAATGTCCATCATTGAATCCTCAGCATACACATAAGCGTCATAGTCATCGTCAGCACCAGGACAATACTCGGACAACCATGCGGGTAGATGGACTATCTTGTCGTAGAAATCTTTAGGAGACTGGATAACAACCGTATGCCAATCTTCTACAGTTTCGTAAATATGTCCTTTGTATCGCTTCATGCCCACCTCAATAAAAATAAATTCAAGTCGCCGTCGTTTCTGAACCAGAACTTAGCATTGTTTACATACCATCTCATGTTAGGTGTCCATACACCATCAGATGAGGTAGCGCCAAATGTTTCTACACACCAACCAATCATATTGTCCCACTCGTGATTATGACCAAAGTATTGAATAGAGGGGTCGAATACAGGCTTGGCACAATAGTACCTACTGCCGTATACTCTGCCCTCATCAACATCTACCTTCATTCCGACATTAAGATAAGAAGCGATAGAAACAACGCCCAGCCAAGGTGACCCAGAAATAACAATAGTATCACGCCAATCCATGCCATCATTTTACTCCTAAACTTTCGTAAAGTGCTTGTGAGGCAAGGTTCTTGCCTTTTGACTCGCACATGATATCGCTATGTTCTAAGAATGATAGAGCATAATCGTTGGCTGCCTTGTTAGGGTAGAAGTCAGAGTGAGCACGTAGCTTCTGCTTCTTGTGACCACTTTCTAGAAGGGTCTTCATATCAGGTAGAGCATCATGCTTGAAGTCAACAGGTAGATGTTCATCACGACTGTATGAGTAGTGTAGCACAGGACGAACGCCGCGCCATGAATCAATCACACGCTTATATCTATCGTCGGTGGGCTGAATGTATGTACCTTCACGGCACCAGTGATGGTGTATGTCGAGTAC